GACTATGGCTACACCGGCTCCGTTCTGCTGGGCCGCGAGGTCGGCGTGACCGGCGTTTATGACATCACGTTCACAGCGATTTTTCAGGAGTCGGACTACCGCAACTACTTCGTCACCGTTGGCGGGGTGCTGTTTGACGACATCAACATCGGTGACAGTTATACCATTCGCACCCCTGACGCGCTCAACTTCTCCTTTGGCTCTCTCGATGCCGTTGGAACCGCAGTTAACGGATTCAATCAGGCGGGCTATGAGTCGCTTGGCTCGTCTTTCGCTGTGTCGTGGATTGACGCTGACAGCTTGCTTATCGGCTTCAACGATTCGTACACCGGCGACAATGATTACGATGACCTGGTGATTCAGGCGGACTTTGCCGAGGTGCCTGAGCCTATGCCTGCCATGCTGCTGGGATTGGGGCTGGTCGGTGTCGGCTTGTCCAGGCTCCGCAAGCGTGCCTGATATAACGATGTGTACGGGGCAGCGGTCAGACGGCTACGGCGACAGTTGTCCCAAGCGGGATACGTGTTATCGCTATACAGCCATACCTGACCAATGGCAGTCATTCATGGAGCCACCAGAGGGCGACTGTAAAATGTACATGCCAGAAAGGGATAGTAAATGAAAGATCAGCATACGTTGGTCAAGGGTTACCGGGATCTTAGTCAGGAAGAGATTGACCTGATGAACCGCATCAAGGAGGAGGGCGAGAACATTGCCGACCTTATCAAGATGCTTGAGCTGATGCCTGAATGTGACCCACGATGGGTGTCAATAGGTCGTACTGACTTACAAAAAGGGATTATGTCGCTAGTCCGCGCCGTAGCAAAACCTTCAAGTTTTTAGGAGCAATAGCGCCAGACCTACGGCCCGTTGCTCTCCCTGGCTATGCTGGGCAGAGGACGGGCCGATTTCGTTTATGGGGCATTAAATGAGTAGAGTATTCACCGCCGGGAACTATTTTGAGCTGTCAGATGCCAGCGGGCTGTCACTGCCCATTGGGCCTCCGGGGCTAACGTTCTTCCTGTGGCTCAAGTACGACGTGACTGGCGACGTGAGCTTGCGCCGAGGATATTACAGGTATCAAGATGATGGTCCTCCGAAGACGCAATATATAGCCCGTGCAGGGTGGGATAGGGAGATTTGGACTCAGGGGTATGATGCTGCGGGGTACGGCAGAAACACCCCGTTCAATCCGATGGGCTATACGATTCCTGAAGATGTCTGGTTCCCGCTGGTAGTGTCCTATCGCGTTGAAGATGACTATGGTGCGAGAGTAGTAAACCCATATATTCCCGGACCAACACCGATAACGTGGGGGGGATGTTATGTACTGGGGAATGTAGCCCCCACAATAAGAATTGGCGCAGAGTCGGGGAACTCACTTGTCGGCCGAATGGCGCACTTCACCATTTATGGGCGCGGCCTGATTGATGCGGAGATTGATGCCCTTATGGCAGGGGCAGCCCCCCTGTCTATCGATGGCGCGGTGCATTACTGGCCTATGCTCGATGGCACAGGCGACATCACCGACACGGTGAATAATGTCACTGTGCCAATGGTTGGCACCGTTGAGACGGATGCCGCAGATAACCCGCCTGTGGAGGGCATAGGCGGCCCTGCTGTGCCTGACTTGCTGTTGAGTCTGTCGCCTGCTGCTGATGGCAACCAGAGAATCAGTGACCCGACCGGGGCACTCCCGCCTGCGCTGCCGACTGTTCCACAGGCTCCTGAGTCGCTGAGCGTTGATGACGTTGCGGCAAACTATGTCACGGTTTCGTGGGAGTACAAGGGCACGACGCACACCGGCTTCAAGACGCAATACAGGCTCCCTGCTCAGGGAGGCGTCTGGCTTGACGGGGATACACTGAAGATTAGTGACAGGACGTGGACGAGGCTTGACCTGCCGGCAGACACCAATGTCGATGTGCGGATCATGGCATTCAATGCTGTTGGCAACTCTGCTCCGGCAGATATATCGACGGTTACAGGGCCGCCAAACACCGAGACCAACCTGGACAAGATACTGGTATATGAGAACCTGGCTGGCATCCCACTAAATCTGAACTGGAATGGGTACGTGCCTTTTGGCACAAGCTCGACCAAGGGGTCGCAGGAAGTCGCGTCACTGACCGCTGATCGCGTTGGCATGAACGAGATAAAGGTTGGCGAGGACGGGTTTGGTAAATGGGGCTTTACCTACGACACTCCATCATTTTCTGCCCGCGAGGGCGACGAAATATGGTTTCGCGTCTATGAGCTGCATCCGATTGGCTATGACCATTATGCTTATGGCGGCGGCGGCCGACTGAAGTGGTTCAGGTTTCGCATGGCCCAAATAGAGGGCGGTGCAATATCGGGGTATAACGAGCTATACATGGACTATAAGGAAAACTCCAGGTGGGTCAATCACAAGGAGGGGGCAACTGACACCAAACCTGCGTGGATGCCTATGGGAAGCTTCGACCCTGAATTGCTGTATGCGGACGGCAAGTGGCACTCATTTGAGGTCTACGTTAAGTTCTCAATGGATACTGACGTAGGAGAGATGCGTTTTTGGATAGACGGAGAGCTGATGGGGAAGGCGAACCGCGCTACCCTGGACGACCCTGCGAAATCAGCATTCCCAGAGCGCGGGCCTTTTCACTGCGTTGCTCTGTACTATCACACTTACTGGAACGGTCTCGCCCCAAAAACACAGCGCACGTATTACGACAACATAGCAATTGCTATGAATATAGCGGGTGGCCACAGTGACCGGCAGTGGCTGGAGGCTGACGCTTCTGGATTCCCATTTATCGGGAGTAAAGTGCAGTGAAAATAGTTAGCGGTGAGCCTGTTGTTGTTGAGGGCGACGATGTTGGTAAAGTACACACGGTGACGGTAGGTGGACACCAGATTAACGTACAGTCTGCTACGCGCTCTGCTGCTGTGTGTGAGCCGTTCGACATCTTCAGCTCGCCATTTGCGTTTGGCGACATCGTGCCCGTGGTTGTCGTCGGCACCAAAGGAACGAAGCGCATAGACGCAAAGCTGATGCCACCAGAAGGCTTGCAGTTTGTAGTGGTTGCCAACGCTCAGCCGTATTTGTCTAAAGACATCGCTATTGCTGATGGCGACCAGATGGCGACTGAGACAGCCATAGACAGAACCACGATTATTCTGACGCCAGATACCGACGTAACGTACTTCCCCGCCCTTCCTACTGGCACAGTGCATACGCGCTATTGGTACGACGCCAGCAGCAGTGAGTGGTCGTCAGGACCGGTAACGGTTAATGGCGGCCTGGTACAAGGCGACCCCACTATCTACAGCTTTACCGTTGAGAAGAAGTCAGCCAGCGAGGCCGTGCTGCGGGGCAAGTCAGACACCACCAGCGGGACCGTCTACGGCATCGTTGACACTAACCCCAACCGCCCGACCAACGAGCAGATTAAGAACGGTTTAAACGCGGCTGGACAGCCAGCGCTTGCAACTGGCAGCGCCATAGTTTCCCCTGGAGGTGGTTGAGAAATGAGCAGAGTGCTTTCGCCAGGAAACTATTTTGAGCTGCCAGACGCCAGCGTGTTGTCACTGCCGGTGCAGGCAGGGCTGTCGATTACGGCATGGGTTAAGTACGACGTGACTGGCGACCTGTCTTTGCGCCGAGGAGCCTATCAATATAATGACGAAGGCGGCGCGACAATATCGCGGATCTCGCTCACAACCGCTTATAACCGAGAAGTACGGTCGTCAATTTATGACAAAAATGGCTATCCGAGAAATACGCCAAATAGCGAGCGCGGTGAAACGGTCCCAGAGGATGTGTGGTTTCCTTTTGTTGTTTCCGTCAGGGAAGAAGATAACTATGGCGGTCGATTGGTCCACCCCTATCTTCAATCTCCGCTCACGCCAACTGGCGGTGATACGTGGATTCACAGCATCGCCACGCCAGAAATGAGAATCGGTGCAGAAGTGGCGGGCTGGGGCTTGCGCGGCAAGATGGCACACTTCACCATCTACGGGCGTGGCCTGACTGACGACGAAATCGACAACATCCTGGCGGGCAGACACCCGCTTACTATCGATGGGGTGGCCCACTATTGGCCTATGACGGAGGGCACAGGAGACATCGTTGACTTGATTAACGGTGTTACTGTGCCAATGGTCGGCACTGTTGGAGAAGATGTAGAAGATAACCCGCCAGTCGATACAATCGTTTTGCCGGAGGCCAACCTGGCGGTCACTATCACCGGGCTGCCGCCCGATACGCTGCTGTATGGCTGGCTGGCGCAGTGGGTGTAGGCAAATGGATAGGCGGTCGCTGCTGGTCCTGCTACTCGTCTCCGCGCACAGCGCGGCAGAGGACCGACCGTTGACGTTCTCTTGGACGGCGAAATTGACTCAGACCAATGGCACTGTCATCGCGCCAGCGGACCTTGTGGTCACGGTGTACGACCAGTTCGACAACGAGGTTTGCACCGGAACGCACGATGGCGGCTGCGCGTCCACGCAACCGTGGGATACGTGCGTCACTTACTACGCTGTGGCCACGCAGCTATCGACTACGCTGCAAAGCGCACCGAGCAGCGGGGTGGAGTCGTGCACTGGCCCTTTGCCCGTGTACGACACGCCGCCAAGCGCGCCTGCGCTGAATATCGAGCTGGGGCTATGAAGCTGCAATGTGTGCTGGAGTACATGTCTAAATGACCGGGGGCTACCCCTCGCATGCTTTGAATCAGGTTGATGGCGCGACCCAAACACTACCGTGGACGGCTCCATAATGGCATTTGATCCGATTGACCCTAGAACTCTTGCGGCGTGTAAAGCAGTATATTTAGCTGATGATGCGTCTACACTAGATTTAGACGGTGATCTGGTAACTCAGTGGCGGCCAGTTTCCGGGTATGCCTCTGGCTCCGCGTTCACGCACTTTACCCCCAATATGCCGGGCATTACTAGCGGCAACGCTACAGTGAACGGGCGTAATGTATTAGAGAACTCTGTTGTTGCCAATCGCGGCTTGTTGGGAGAAACCTTAGCCGACAACGGTGGCAACCAAGTAACTATCCATATGGCTATGGCAATAGATCTTGCGCCAGATGCGGAGCAATACTTTTTTACTTATAGAGGACTTTCTACTGGGCGTCCGCAGCACTATTTTGGGGTGGATGGGCTACGTATTCAGCTGATCGGCACTATTCCATACGATGAGGCGCCGGTAGGAGAGTTTTTTATACTCTCGATTCAACATTCAGCTACGTCCAATGTATCCCGCGTGGCTATAAACGGAAAAGTTGTTCTTACCCAGAGCACTACAACTGCTATATGGAGCAGCACATACGCAGCGCTATGGGGGTATGAAAACGGGGCGGATAGCTTTGTAGGCCGAATGGGCGCGCTGGTATTTTTTGATAGCGGTCAAGCAGCTACTGATGAAGAGTTTTTCGGCATAGCAGAATGGCTCAAGGCGCGGTATGGCCTCCTTGATAGCCCATATTCCGGCCTCCACACCGTCACCAACACCGACAACGTCACAGACCCCAACTGCATCTACTTCGGGCAGGACATCGAAATTGGCGACGTGTTCTCCTTCAAAGAGACATCCGAGATCAACGGCTGGGGAGTCAGTATAGACGCTGACGGCTACCCGATTATCGACAGCGGCGGCGCGGAGGGCACTGACTCCTTCCTGTTCGACATTGATAAGGGTGCTGGCTTCGTTAATCCAAGCGAGTGGACGTTTACCATTGGCGGCGGGGACGGAGGCTCCAACGTCATAGGCGGGCCATTCCGCACTAGTGGGGCAGGCACAGAAGCGCCAACGTACACCACGCGCACGACACAGACGTATGCACAAGTCAGCGTTGACCTGTCGGTAGGATGGGTGCTTGCTGACGCTGATGGGTTTGCGGCCAACCGGCTGCCCGCTGGTCTCAGTATGTCTCCGCAGGGACTGGTCACTGGAACGTCGCAGTCTGTGCAGTCTGTTACCGGCATTGTGGTTAGCAACAGCGGTGTAAATTCCAACGCATTTACATGGGACGTGACACTTGGTGCTGCCATAGCGCCTAGCTATGAAGCCAGAAATATCACTGTTAATGTGCCTCACAGCGCCAATTTGGCGTCAGGCTGGCAAAACACTGATGGCTCTGGCTTCACTATTGATGCCCTGCCAACTGGGCTGGCTATGAGTTCTGCTGGAGCCGTTACCGGCACACCGACAGTATTAGATGAAGTGGTCGCGTCCCGCGTTACTCACCGAGGCGTTTCATCCGCCGCGTTTACGTGGACTGTTGTTGGCAATCAGACAGTAGCGCCAAGTTACTCAGACCGCGAGGTAACTGTCGATGTGCCAGTTTCGGTCAACTTGGCTGTTGGCTGGCAGAATGCCGACCCGTCAGGGTTCACCATAGACGCTCTACCCACTGGGCTGTCGATGAACACGATAGGACTCGTCACTGGCACTCCGACGGTGCTCAACGAGACTGTCGCGTCCAGCGTCACCAATAGTGGGGTTACGTCCAATGCGTTTACGTGGGATGTAGCTGGCAAGCCTGTGGTGGTGCCGACATACACCAACAGGCGGGTGATTGTTGATGTGCCGTATACCGTTGACCTTTCAATAGGGTGGCAGAACTCAGACGGCTCCGACTTCACCATCGACGCCCTACCAACCGGGTTGTCTATGAGTACGGCAGGCGTCGTCACCGGTACACCTACGGTGCTGCCAGAGGTGACCGTCTCCACCGTTTCGCACATGGGGCTGACCTCCAATGCCTTTACGTGGACGGTCTATGAAGCTACTGATAGTGGGTCTGGTGCTGGTTTACAATTAGGTTTGAAACTGAGGATATAGTATGGCCACCGTATTGAAAAAAGATTTTTCTGCTTTCATGTTCACTCAAGATTCTGATGTTACACTGCTGGACAGCGGAGATACGTTTCTTGCTGTGGCGAATGTTCCTTATACTACCTCACAGTCTGGGTTTTCAGCTGTTGGCACAGTTATGCTGATGCATAATGGTAGAAGGACTGGACATGATCTTTTACAGTGTTTTTCAGTTGATGAGATCAGGGCATTAGTATGACTCTCAGATTGCCAACTAGAATGACATCTGGAGGCGGAGGACTATCCTCTACTTCCTATGTCTCAGAAGGTCCGCCAGTGCTAACTCGGCCCTATCCGAATCTTCTTAACTTTGTTGGAGTTCCTCTTTATCAGAACCTCCTGCATGGTTGGGTTGGCACTATGCCAATGACTGTGACTATGGCAGCCCTACCTGGCGGATTGACGTTAAATGAGGACAATGGCGACGTTACTGGCACGCCAACTATGAATCAATGGCTAAGATCTTCTGAAGTAATTGTGACAAATAGCCAAGGTTATAGTACTGCTATGCTCAACTGGTCAATAGATACTTTGCCAGTTGCTCCGCAAGCGCCAATTACTAAATCTAAGCTATTTGATTTAGTCAAAACTTTCTCTGATAGATTTGATTCAGAAGTTGTAAGTAATCTTGCTAACTTGCTACTGCTGGCAGAGGGCCGCTTGTCCAGAATGCTAAGAGTTAGAGAGATGGCAGATAAGATATACATACCTATAATGTCTGGCGTGGAATATTATCCATTGCCAAATGACTTTGCTGGTATGCGAAATATTCAAATTATTCAAGATAATGGATCTAGTGTAACACCGATATTTATTAATCCTGAGCTTGGTAATAGGGCGACTACAGGATGCTACTATACTATTATCAATAACCAGCTGAGACTCAGACCGCCGGTTACAGGCGAAGGCCATATAGAAATCACTTATTTTAGACGAATTCCAAATCTAGTGAAGGATGATGATACTACTTGGTTGCTCAATTTAGATCCTGATATATATGTTTCTTCACTAATGATGGAAATAGAACTATTCGCCAAGAATGATGAACGTGTTCAAATTTGGTCTGAAAAACTCAATAGTGGTTTTGAAGAGATTTCCCAAAGAGACAAAGTTGATCGCTGGAGCGGTCATGCTCTGACAATAGGAGTATCGTAATGGGACTAGAATTGTCACCACAGTTTATTTCAGATCTTGATGTTAACTGGCCACTAGGTACAGATCCTACCCTTGATGGTGACAATCATATCAGGAATATCAAATCTGTCCTCAAGAATGTTTTTCTTGGAGAAGGCGGCAATGGTTTCCAGAAACAGATAGTAGCTACAGAAGATGAACTGAATCATCTTGTAGGCACTACTGAGAATATTCAAACTGCTTTGAATGAGCTTAGGCTACAAGGCCGCACGTTCTTGAGTGCTCCAGAAGGATTGATCTTAGCAGTTTTTAATAATAGCACTCCAGTTGGCTGGATCACTTCTACAGGTGTTCCTGACCATCTTATGATAATCTGTACAGATAGTAAATCTGGTACTTTAGATGGGACAGCAAGCCCTATTGACTTGGCTCACGTTCACACTAATGGAACTATAAAGATCACAGCTGCTAATTTGCCACCTCATGCTCATAGCATACCCGCCCGCAATAACCAGCTGGTCGAGGACTCAGCCGGCGGAGCTGACAGCTATCCGTGGCAAGACCCAACATCTGGGCAGACCAAGGCAACGAACACGACTGGCTCCGGATGGGGAACAAATACTTCAATACAGCTACCCAACACAGGCGGAGCAACTACTTCTTGGGACCCAAGAGTAGCTTATTATAGGAGCATTGAAAGGGACTATACAGATGATCCCGAATAGGAAAGTGTGCCCTCTTGGTAGCGAGTGTGAGAGGATCATTGACGGTAAATTAGAATCATGTATGTGGTACATTGATATTAAAGGCAGGAATCCGCAGACTGGAGAGCATGTTGACAAAAAGGATTGTGCTATAGCAGTTCTACCAATCCTGATGGTGCAGGCTTATTCTGCATCTGAACATATAGCCACATCAGCGGAATCTGTGCGCAACGCATTGGTGGGTATGTCTCGTGTATCAGATTCTACGAATAAACGACTTCGGTAGTAATGGTCTAAACACAGACCTACCAGCAGCGGAACTCCCGCCAGGTTTCGTTACTGATGGGCGCAACTTCTGCGTCATCAATGGCAACATTAGGACTCGTGGCGGGTTCTCATTTGGTTCAGACACTCCTGCTGATTTTAAATTCATGTACCCTATGGATGCTGATAGGGACGTATGGATCCTATTTTCTGATACTGAATGCTATTTGTTTGATGGAAATAGTTTTACAGACATCACTGGTGCAATTCCTTTAGACCCTGACGCATACTCATGGGTTGGCACTAGCATTGGCAGGATCTCTGTATTTTCTAGTGAAAGCAATTATCCGATGTATTTATCGGATACAAGTGGCAATAGCACATTAAGTGATTTGCCCTATGACGTAGAAGGATCCTCCACCTGGCGGAGCGTTGGATTAGTAGCCAGGAGCATTCGTAGTGTTGGCCAGTTCTTGGTAGCAATGAATATTACTGATGGAGGCACTCACTATCCTGATTTGATTCATTGGTCTCACCCAGCTGATGTAGGTGGCTTACCAAACTCTTGGGATTATTTCAGAGATGATAGGCTTGCTAATAGAGTCGCACTCGGCGGTAATGGAGGCGATATAATAGATGGATTTGCATTAAGAGATGGTATGCAAATCTATAGGCATAATGGAATCAGCACTCTTAATTTGACTAGAGATGAGTATGTCTTTTCTATTCGTCATCTAACTGAGATTGCATCTGCTGCTAATGTCAGGTCTATAGTTGAAATCAAAGGCGCACATTTTGTAATGACAAATGATGACATAGTTGTCAATGATGGCAACTCTGTACAATCAATTGTGCATCATAAAATCCGCAGAGCGTTTATAGAGCGTTTGAATGGAGAGAATATTCATACAGCGTATGCTATGAAGAATCCTCTTGCTAAAGAGATATGGTTCTGTATTCCTGAAACTTCTGAACTTTGCACAACTGCATTTATTTATAATTGGAGAGATGATTCTTGGGCAGTTCGAGACTTGCCATCAGTTAGGCACTCTGACTTTGGCGTCGTTAAGAGCGAGTCTAAAACTTGGGATGCTTGGCTAGAACTTTGGAATGCTAGTACAGGTATCTGGAACCAAGGAAGAACATCTGTAAACGATAAATCTGTGGTGGCATGTTCACCTGTCAGTACTATCAATCTTGACATTGAATTCTCTAACTCTGAAGGTGGGACTGAATTCAATACATATATTTACAGAGATAATCTGGCAATAGCTGGCCACGACAATGTCACTGCTATACAGAGAATCTATCCTCACATCAGCGGAACTCAAGAAGTGCTGATTGAAGTTGGTAGTCATGACCATGCTTATGGGCCAATACGATGGAAGCCAGGCGTAAAGTTCCGCCCTGGGATAGATAGAAAAGTAGATATTAGAACAACTGGAGAGCTTCATGCTTTCCGTATATCTTCAACTGGCACTGAGCACTGGAAGTGTAGTGGCATGGATATTGAATATGCCCTGGCTGGTAAGCGATGACACTTAACAAGGTTCAAGCTGTTCAGAACCCTCTTATTATAGAGGAGCAGCCACCTGCTACTACAGAAAAATCTTTGTCTGAGTATCTTGTCAGGATGTTCAGATATGCCAATAGTGCTCTTAGAAGGATATACGCAAGGTTACAACTGTTATTAGATTGGCAAAAAGATCATATTGATGTTGAAGGCAATCCGCACCCTCAATACTTAAAGATTGTTGATCTTCCTGAGCCTGTAGTTCAACACGTAGCATACGCGCATATGCGTATAGCTGACGCATTTGTGTCTACTAATTTTACTGTAGGTCAAACTATAGCACCATACGATGTCCATGTTATTCCTCCATACAATCTTGGAACGAATCTTTCTACAGGAAAGATCACATTTACGCAAGATGATGTTGGCATCTATAGTTGCACATTAAGTGTATATGCTGCTTCTTCAACGACTGATTGCTCCTTCAGGATAAAAGGGTATATTAATAACCAGCCAAGTGTTATAGATTTGTATCTTAATGCTAAAATCGACCCTAATGCTCAAACTGCTTCCATTACAACTCTGATGACAATTACTGAACCTTCAACTATAGAATTGAGATTGTACTCTAGTAATCCTGCTGGCCAAACTCTGAAGGTTTACATTATGGACTTCCTAGTTGCTAGGGAATATGATTTGCCGCAGGCTACATAATGATTAAATATATTGCAATTGCGTATGTTGTAGCAGTGATCACATCATGCACTCTTGTCAGTATAGAGACAATTGACAGGTGCTCCTACCAACAAGAAACTTGGATAGGTCTGCCAATATTCAAAAAGTTAGATTGTGATGATGTCAATAAGCCAGAGCAAACTAGCAAAGCGGAAATTATTTTAAAGAAATAACTATTGCCAGTGTTGCTAATATCTGCTATCATTGTACATATTAAGAGGATTTCCAAATGTCTGTAATTAGCCTTGGTGGCGGCGCTAGCAAATCAAAGAGCAAGTCACAATATAGTGAGAACGTATTTGACCCACAGGCACAAGCTCTTACTGGTTTGTATGGCAATGCTGCTCAATTATATGGTGGCCAGAACTTTGCTCCATTTATGCAGATGGCTCAGCAATTGCAGCCATGGATGTTTCAGCAAGCTCAGAATCTTCAACCTGCTATGCAACAGCAAGCTCAGGGCGGAATTCGTAGTCCAGAGCTAGAACAACAGCTTGCTGCTAACATGGGTGCACCTTCTCAGATGGGGCAAATGTATGCCAATATTGTTGGTGGTCAAGGGAATACTTATATAGATCCTTTGATCAACAATATGCGTACTGATATGCTCAATACTACCAACCGCCAAATTGGTACGCAGAATGATCTAAATGCTGCAATGGTAGGACAGTCTGGTAGTGCAAAGCATGGAGTTCAGAATGCACTGACTCAGCGATATGCTAATCAAGACTTCCAGACATCAGCCAATGCAGCCAGGGCGGGTGCTTACGATAAAGACTTGCAAATGAAAATGGCTATTGCAAAGAATGCTGATACCAATAGATTGCAATCAGCTCAACAATCAATGAATTACATGCAAGGACTGAATCAGAATCAACAAGGTGCATTTAATTTGGCTGGCAATATGCAGAATCTTGGCATGGGCGGATTCGCTCCATTGATGCAGGCATATCAGCAACCTTGGAATGCAATGAATCAATATGCTGGTATCATTGGTGATCCTACTGTTCTTGGCCAAGGCTACAGCAAGGGCAGCTCTAGTGCCTGGAATGCTAATGGGAGTTTCATGTAATGTGGGGATGGCTGGCGGGACTACTTAGTGGAGCAGGCGGAACAGGCGCAGCTGGTGCAGCAGTTAAGACAGCTGGGCAAGGCAACCTATTTGAGAAAGGTGTCCAAGGTTTGCTCAATGCAATTCCTGATGATAAATTTGATGCAATGAATGCTAGATTGGATCAAGTTAGTGACCTTTGGAATAATAGGGACACTAATGTTATTGGAGCAATAGCAGAAGGTGCTGGCAGTGGAAGTGGAGTGGAAGCACTTGCTGGTGGCAAATCTGCTGCTCCAGCAAATGCCCAAGCTGCTGATACATCTGGTGCCTATATGGGAATGAATGATTTCCGTCAGATGTTTAGCAATAGGGAGCGGCCAAGTTCACAGCGACCGCAACTAGACCCTGTGGTAAGTAATTATTTGAAAGGATTGCTCGGAGGTTAATGTGGGTATTCTTAGCAGAGCTATTGAAGGTTATGCAAGGGGAATCAACCCTAAATATGCAGCTCAGCAAGATGCTTATGAGCAGCGTGACGCATTGCAAAAAATCATAGAAGAACTAGGTCCAGCTCAAGCACATCACCCATTATACTTAGCTAATGCTATGGTGGCCAGTGGCAACCCTGCTCTTGTGGCAAAGGGCACTGAGATGATGGCTGGCTATCATACTGGCAAGACTGGGAATATAAAAGAATTTGAATATGGTCTGACTCTGCCACAAGAGCAGATGGACAATTTAAGGGCAGCCACTGGCAAGGGCTACAAGTTTTCAGCGACCAAGGACGTAGTAGTTAATGGCAGACCAATGTTATCCGTTACCATGGTAAATGATGCTGGTGATGTCAAGACTGTTGTTACTGACCTGCAAGTGTTCCAAGCGTGGAAGAAGTTGGCACTAGGCGGCGGCCAAGAGGGATATGTTGATATCAATCCCACTGGATCTTCTACTGGTGGCACATACAGATCAGGTGAGGGAGTGCCAGCGCAATATCAATCTGGTGGCGCTCCTCAACCAATGCCACAAGGCGTTCCGCAGCAAATACCCGCTGGCGGACCTCCCGGTGGTGCTGCAATGCCTCCCGCTGGCGGGGCTGCTGTGCCTCCTGGCATAGATCCTGCAACTGGTATGCCCATAGGCCAAGCTCCTGCAACCGCGCCTAACGCGCAAGGCGGGACGCAAGGCGGGGGCGCTACTACCCTACCGGCTAGCCCGCAAACGCCGCCTACGCCGCATCCTGCGGCGCAGAACGGGGTAGCGCAAGGCGCACCTAGGACTATAGGGGCACCATCAAACACGTTTACTGATAATGTAATTGCTACTCATCTTGCAGAGGGCACTGCCAAAAGGGAAAATGAAAGAATAGAGAACAGAACACCAAGAAGAAATGCTGTTATTTCATTATATGAAACTGGTCGTAATGTTTCTGAAGCAATTCAAAATGCTGGCAAAATAGTTGATGAAAAACGTGGACATGCAGCAGGATTTTTTTATGGCATTAATCCACGATATAAAGGATTTGAACTCACTGGTGGTAGTGAGATGGCCAATCTTAGATCAGAGATTGAAACCATTAAAGCAAATCTTAGTTTTGATAAAATGCAGGAATTAAAAGCTCAGAGTGCCCAAGGTGCCACTGGACTTGGACCGATTGCAATTCCTGAATTTATGGCATTGCAATCAGCCATTACAAACCTGGACCAAGGTAAAAGTTATGATGAGCTTTATAAGTCGCTAAATACAGTAAATCGTACATATCAAAATTTAATGAAGAGATTAGAGGCTGACTATGTTGAGTCATATCCAGAGGATGTTCCTAATTTATATAGTCGTTTGGAAGATCTTAATTTAAAAGACTTTAGAGTTCCTGATCTCCCTGGCCTTAAAGAATTTTCACCTCAAAGGGTGGCTGCTGCTGATAGTTACGCGCCAATAGGAGCCGCCATTAGGAATGCTACTGATTCTGGACCACCCCATCCTACTGTATTCCAGGGATGGGAATCTGATATAAGAAGTGAAGTTCGCAATTCTGCTGATGATGCTCTTGGAAGGGTATCTACTCTTATGAATCGTATAAGAAGGATGCGGAGTAATGGCACTACTTCACAGCAAGATATTAAGGACAACATCGTTGATGAGATTAGTACCAAATCTCAATCTAACTTACCATTATCACAGAGGAACTTTCTAAGGAAACTGCCGATTGACGAGCTGGTGCAACTCCTTCAAGATATGGAGCGCACACCAGCTCGTCCAGAACGCCGTCCCTTTTCAGTCGTTAATTAATGTAGCAGTAGGGTGGAATGGTATGCCATCTTTAGTTAGATAGGCATACTCCACTCTTACTTGCTTTCCTATATATCGTCCTCTATTAAACATAACATGTTCCTTAAATTTCATATCTCCTGGCGCCGATACTGTAAAAGTAATTTCTTCATCAGCGCATACTAGCCTCGCCCATCCATCTTTCGATGGAACTATATCAATAATAGTAAAGTCTTTGTCATGCCACGCCTTTACTTTAAGTAGTGATTTGCTTCTTTTACCCACTTCATATCCGCAATTATCAGATCTTACTATTAAGCCTTCATATCCATAGGCCAGAGCATCAGATAATTGCTGCTTCATGTTACTAATAGCCTCTATTGGCCAGGCCGGCGCTAGCACAGCGGAACCTTTTAAGCTATAGTGCCGCAACTTCTGATACCGTTCCCTGAATGGCTCAGAACTTATCATATCATATACTACATACGCCAATTTGTTAGTGTCCTCCTGTTTCCTTTTAATTAAAGATACTATTTCTTGCAGAGATAGATCATGATTATATATCTCTCCATCTAGAGTTGCACCTACTGGAATATCTATTCCAGACAAGATGTGATCTATAGTTTCAATTTTCTTGCCATTCCTACTATATGCTATTAAACTTTTCCCATCATTGTATATTAGGCACCTATTGCCATCATACTTATATTGAACCATCGCTCCATCTAAATTAGTTTTTACTTTCTCAAAAGTGTGTGCTAGCATTGGCTTCATAAGGCTGATTGCATTTGTACCAGCCCCCTCTAATGCTTCTTCTATTGTTGACTTATACCCTGCGCTTCTTTTTACCCTCGCTCTAGATTCAATTCTTAATTGCACTTGCTCATCTATACTTCTGTTCGATCTATTAGTATTAACAAACTCGTATCTGACTTGCTGCTGACCGTTGATCACTCCATGTGTGATACATATTTCATCTACTCCAGTGCGCTCGCATTGCCATATACGCAACACATTCTTAACATCTTGTCTGTATAATTTAATCATCTGTTGTCTCCTTCTCCATCAATTACGTTCCGCTTGGAGCGACACGCTAGTTTTCTTATATTTGCATTCATTACAGTTTCCATATCTAAGCCTAGCTCAGAGCAGCAGGCTGCCACCATCCATAAAACGTCTCCTAACTCCTTCTCCATTTCAACTATATCAACATGCACAAATGCTGCTTCGTCTCCATATCTCCTTAACATTTTAGCTATCTTCCCTGCTACCTCTCCAGCTTCTTCCACCAGACCAAGGAAAGGATAGAATCTTGATTTATAAATAGCAAATTCCATTGCTTCATCTTGATAGCTCATATCTCTACTCCAAAGTGACGGTTAAGGTTTACTATCTCATCGCATTTAATACGTCGCCATTTCTCGTTCTCAATACCTCCTTTTATAAGATACCAGTCTTTGCCAACCCTTCCATTCTCTGTAATATCATGACCTAATCTATCATAGTCATAACGGCTAACAGTACAGCTAATAAGGTCAGTATCATCCTCTACGGTAAAGTTCAGATACATAGGGAATTGTTCCACACGTTCCCCGCCCCTGCGCTCCAAGAACACTTGCTCATTTAGGTTACGTGGGTTCCTATCTAGTAGCCTACCTATGAATATAAATGAACCTTCTCCATCTACGTCCTTAATATACATTGGCCGCATTATGCCATACTGCTCAGGATTCTCGTATAAGCCTCCCCAATAGTGCTTAGCAGGGAATAGTATATCAAATGGAGTCTTAGGATTCTTCAGATGCTTATATAGCGATGGCGTTATCTTCCCCTTACCTTGACGCATCTTTAGAACCTGCTTGGCTTTCTCTGGTCCTATTCCAATTATATTGGACAGTCCTCCTATAATCTTTTCTCCATCAGTCTTCCATCCTATTTCTGATAGGTCTGCATCTACTGGTACATAATCTATTCCTTCGTTGACGACAATATCTCGTAAATATCTAACAGTGCTTTCAAAATTATCATTGTGATTAAGAACAGCAACAGAAAAATGCAATGGATAATTAGCTTTAAGATATGCAGTCCAATACGATACAATACCATAACTGACTGCATGAGATTTGTTAAAGCTCCAGCTACCACTTGAACTAATATCTGTCCAAATTGATTCAGGATCATCATACCCATTACTTTTAGCTCCTTCTATGAACCTTTCTCTATACTGTCCAAAGAACTCATCACCTAGTGATTTAGATGCGGCCCGCCTCAGTGTTGAGGTGTCCTCCCAACTGAACCCTCCTATCTTTCTAGCTATCTCCATCATTTGCTCTTGGTACACTACGATACCAAATGTCTCTCCTGTTATCTCCTTATGTATATCAGAGTGATACCTTGCAGTTTTCTCTCCATTCTTTGTCATTATATATCTAGCAGTACCGCCACTGTTTAATGCCCCTGGTCTTGCTAGTGCTGTTATTGCAGCTATATCGTCGAATCGCTCTACCTTTATCTTTTTACAAATCATTTGCAGAGCTTGACCTTCAAACTGAAATATACCAGTCAGGCGGTGGCTATTAATTAGATCATATGTTTTAGCATCATCCAGCGGGACATTATACATATCGCGAGGGTCCATACCTATGGACTTGCAGCAATCTTCGATTATTGAAAGAGTCTTTAGTCCCAAGCAATCTATTTTCAGTAGCCCTAGTTCCTCTGCTGTTTTCTTATCTAGCATTACCACTCCGTCCCTAGAGTTGACACTAGCATAGTTAGTTAATGGTTCCGTGGAGACTAAGATCCCCGCAGCGTGTTTTCCCGCGTGGCTGGCATGATCTTCTATACGCTCCACGAGCCGCATTGTTGGATACTGCTCTATAAACTTTTTACCTGCATCAGTAGTGTTGAATGTATCAAGTATCTGCATCTGAGCTCGTGCATCGCCTGAACTTCTTTCTATTATAGATTGTTTGACGTCATCAGTCTCCCAAGGAGGAATACCGAGTCCTTTAGCAAACTCTCCAATTGCAAGTTTTGGTTTAAAACGATTAATATTTGCAAGGCCAGCAACGCGGTCATTGCCATATGTATTCTTAATATGGTCAATAACTTTGTATCTTTCCCTATCAGGGAAGTCGATATCAATATCAGGCAAATCGAAACGATTAACGTCGATAAAGCGCTCAAAAATAAGACCGTGTACAATTGGATCTACCTCTGTTATATCAAGAAGATAGCATACAAGCGACCCAGCGGAACTCCCTCGTGCTGGGCCTACGAGCATCTCTTGTTTGGCCTTCTTAACTATACTGGACACTATTAAGAAGTAATCAGTATAATCTTTTTCCTTGATTAGATTTAGTTCTCTTTCAAGTCTTTGGCTATAGTCTGAACTAGAAAGATCAACTCCTTTTCTATTAGCACCTTCAATGCACAAATCTAATAAACCAACTGTGCCTTCGGATTTAACCATTCCGGCGGTAGGTATCCTAAAATCTTCACACTGCCGAGCAATGGCCTTGGTCTTTGCATAGACTATACTTGGCAGTTCTATATTGTCTATTATATATTGCCTACCTGCTTTTGTATTAAATTTGTACATGTACCCATCGCCTCTTTTGCTAGACCCTGCCATGAGCTGATATACTTTTCTATCTTCTGGTTTAGGATAGTAATTATCATCTATAAAAATCTCTCCTGGTCTATATGAATCATGAGTGAATATTTCTTCTGGTCTGATTACAATAATATCGTTTAGACCTTCCAGCTGGTCTTTATATATTCTTGGAATATAATAGAATTGATCCCATGCCGTAGAAACTAGCTTATAAAGTTTAATCAATCCCTCCCTATTCTTTGCAATGAATATTGTGTGCTCATGGCACAATCTCTGCTTAGTATTCCGTTCGACTACGTTAAGTCTAACTCCAAACAGTGGCTTAAAGCCATGCTTGTCAGCTAGCTTTTGTAACGGAACGTGGCCATACGTATTGTTTATGTCTGCTATGCCCACTACGCCGTCCTTGGCGTAGTTTGGAACATAGCTCATAGGCATGAAACACTCTCTGAAAGAGTATTCAGTCTTTAGAGCTATATGGATCATACAATATAACCTTTCTCGATAAGAAACCTGAGACAAGTGTGCAGCGCTCTAACATCAGAGTCTGCTCTATGGTGGTTCTTAATCGGTTGCCCCGTGGCTAGTAAGTGCAGGTCCGCCAGTCCCTGCCGCTTCCCTGTTATAGGAATCGAGGCTTCTGCTGTGCAGATATGCACTGATGGCCAAGGAAACTTATACTCGCATTCTATCCGCATAAGTTCATACATTAGCATCCCCCTATCGAATGCTACGTTATGCGCCACCATGATGGTTTCTCCTAAGAAGAACTTTGCAAGATCTGGATAGATACCAGAGAACAGCGGTGCCCTTGCTACATCCTTATCCGTGATTCCAGTTATCTTAGTTATTTCTTCAGATATTGGAATTGGCGGCTTTACCATAGAATGATACTCGTCTATCTTCTTCATCGAGTCATCTATTTTCATACAATATATTTCAGTTATATATGGTTGTTTCGATATATCAGAAGATTCAGGACATAGCAGTCCAGTAGTTTCAGTATCGAATAAGATCATACCAATGGTTTCCTTAGTTGAGTTACTAAGCAAAGATTCTCAAGACGATCTCCCATGATCATATTAGTTGCTATCTCCATATATTCTACTTTCCCTTTGCTATAGTCTTTATTTTGAAATAGGTTGGTCCATATTTTTTCAGAGAACGTCCTTTTGTGGTCTACATCTGTATGTGCCATCGCTCCTAAGTAGTATGGTACGACTATATTTATGTGGCCACCAGGTAGTAGTACCCTCCTCATTTCCTGCATCAGCGGAACGATATTTTGTATATGCTCTAGGAAATGGTAAGCATGGATCTGTGCCACTGTCCTAGAAGGATATGGCAGAGGATCTGTTTCTGCATTCCATTCAGGATATTCTAGCTCCTCAGTAAATGGTATAGTCTTATTGCCCGGTCCAAGATTTACAACTCGATACTTAATAGGATCAAAGTCCTCTAATATCTCATTGTACTCTCTTTGCATACCAAGATTAAATAGATCCATCAGTGTTTGCATAGTCAAACTCCATCAATATTTTAAGTAAATGAATTGCCTTTTCAATATCTTGCTTTCCACCTTTCTCCTTGTGTCGGGTTACATACTTTATTACACTACTCTCTATTGGACCTATCTTATTTTTGTGGCAGTATTCAATCGGCTGTATCTTCAATTTCTTGTAGTGGTCGCCCCCTACTTGCACTTCCAATGGAGCAATATCTACAGACGATTCCTTCGTTTCTGTAAACTCTGAATGCTCGATCATCCCAAAATTCCGCAAACTCCCTTCTTTTGACATTAGTAATCTCGCAATCTCCAATTCCTTGTCGTTCAAGCCAGAGAGAAATTCTTGAATACTGTTCTGCATAATCATCGCCTGATAGTCTTGCAGTGAAGATCCATACTATGTCGCCTTGTTGCATCCATTCCTTTACTCGTTGCACCATATCATTAATAGGATCTCCAATCTCTCCGTTTCTCTGGCTCCTATCATAGTGTGCAAGTGTACCGTCTAAATCAACTGCAATATGCTTAGCCATTATATATACCTGGATCTGCTACGTGACTCTCTAGTGACCAAATTTCTTGTATCGTATCCTTTTGTAGCTGCGATATTTTTACTGTGCTTTCTTGTATTGGACACTCCTTATAGTTAGGGAAACAGCAGGTGCCATGTTTAGCGCAATGCACTCTTATCATTCTTTCAAACTCTGGATATAGCTTTATAACTTCAGCTTTCATCTTCTTAAATACTTCCTGATATTCCCCTGCTGTTCTATAGCAGAGCCTAGTTTCTGCCATATGCGATAGCTCTCTGAGGTCTATCTTAGCAATGATAGAAGTTAGAACTCCAGTTGGCAAGATCTCTCTTGCATCTTGAATAGCATAGCCATTCAATAATAGTTCCTGGTAGTTATTTGCAGCCTCGTGGTACATTATGTCCAGCAGCGGAGTTGCATTTGGCGGCATATAGAATTGCTTATTTGACGCATCTACTGCTCTGAGCGATTCCTGAGCGTATGACGCGTTCCTCGTGCGGACCAATTGGTGCGTAAAATTTCGACTAACGCCTGTAATAGAAAAAGTAAAATGAACAAACTCAAAGCTAGACTTAATAGTGCCGAGCATATAATTAAGTTCATCCATTTTTCTATCGTATGACCAATTCTTAATATCCTCGATTCCATACTGTCCTTGCAACCTCGTGCTTTTTGTAAGAATTAATTTCTCGATTGCATCAGTGGTGTAATCTATAATTTCTACTTCCATCGCATTGCCCTCTCATAAGGAGTAAGTTCGATCATATCTCTAATAATATACAGATCTTTTAAGACATTATCAAGTAATACTGATGGCCTCCAGCAAGCTACCCTTCCAAGAGAGTAGACGTTATGTAACATAGTTAATTGTGCGATTGCTTTCTGACGAGCAACTTCATCTATCTTTATCATCTTGCCTATTGTCTGTTTATAGTTTTTAATAATATGTTCCTTTATACTATTTATGCCAAGTGATTTTAAAATAAATCCAATATCTTCTCCTGTCCTATCTATTTCATAAATAGATTCTATTATTAATTGGTCACCTTCTACTGTTGCTCTATATATGTGCGTATTGCTATCAGGATAATATACTGTTTGGTACAGGTCGCATCCATTTATCGTATATCTATTAACATATATCGAACTATATTTTGGATCATCAAAGGAGACTGGATCATTTATAGGGAAGATCTCATGGTTCTTTTTCATTTGCAGAGTAGTTATGATTGGAAGGTCCATAGACATTCTGCTAGAAAATTGGCAGATATTTTCTTCTACAAATATTCTATCCTGCACTGAATTAATGAGTCGCTCTCCAAAGTCCACCGGCGCAATAAAGCGTTCCGCTGGCTGGCAGTTAGCAATAGACCGATCAGCATATCCTCCTGTAACTTTGAAGCTATACATATTCATAGCTTTTATATTGGGATTTATATATTCACCGCCTGACCATATTCCCTTATACACTGTGACCTTTTTAAAGGGAATTCCAGTAAGCTTAGATATTGCATCAGAGCGAAATCTAAGCAATGCTTTGTGGCCAGAGCTTATAGTTTCTTTATCAACTACTGCTTCAGCATGTGGAAAGACCTTTAATGCTAGTGCAGCGGTCATACCATTTCCTAAAATCAGCATTTTTCCTTCCCTATATGTGAAAAAAGAGAGGCTAGCACTAGGCCAGCCTCCCTACTTTGGCGGTGCTTGTTATGCAACGCTTCCAATCAACCTCTTTGCGAAGGTAATGTAGCCCAGGAAATGGGTTTCGTTGCGCTTCGTGTTGTTGGAAGTTTCATCAAAGCCATTGCGACCGTGGATGCAATCCTTAGCTTGATCTTGCGTAGGCAACTCTCCATTGGTGCCAAGAGTCGTAACGATCCAATCAAGATAACGCTTGGTGAAGCCAGTCGGTCCTGTCGGCTCTTTCTCAGGAACAAAGTAGGTCAGATCATTCTTTTTAGCATATCCACGTACCAGGGCACCAGCGGACCTTACTGTGATCTCGTTGATCTCCTCCATGATTGCTTCAATTGCTTTTTCATAACCTTCTTCCGTTGAAATATCTGAAGCGGTTACTGCTTTTGATACAATTGCGTCACGATCTTCTTTTGCAAGTGCAAGTCCAGCATCAATCATGAACTGATTGTACATGCGAGCTACGTTCTTGAAAGATGCTCCAGCTTGAATCATGGACATCTTAATTGAATCTTCATCTTTATTCGCAGCTACCGCCGCATCAAATGCTTCACGGATCTTGGAATCTGCATCTTGCTGTTCAGTTTGCTCTACTGCTTTCAGTTCTGCTACGCTCATCGGTAAACTCCTTGGTTAGAAAGCCCTATCTATAGGGTAGATATAGGATACTATACTACGTCTATGAAGTCTAGTATTTTATCGCTGATTTAATATATTCTCTCCTTCACCTCAGGGTATTTATTTTCAATGTTGACTAGAATCTTTCTAGGTTTCCTAAACTTATCTACATTTTCCAAGAACTCCTGAACAGTATTTACTATCATATTGCCCGCCTTCTTCATTATCTCATGAGCTTTGAACTGTGCATATCCAGTGTGCTCTGGGCACAGCCATTCGTTTATCTCTACTCCTTCACATTGATATGATACTTTAACAGTAGGTGGCCCAAATGGCTTCTTGTTCCTGCTGTAATTTATGTCATCTACTTTTATCCATATCATATTATTCTTTGGTCTATTGATAGGGCTACTGATTCCAAGTTTCGGATCTAAGTTGATCTTAAACTTAAACTCGAACTCACATTCTGGGCAGAGCTTAGTTTTAATGTGCACCAGTAAACTACATACTGGGCACTCTTTTACCATATCTGATCCAGTACCTCCTTTCTTTTTCTTAGTTATATTAACGTCATTGATAGGCCCGAGTCTGGTTATGTTCCCTGCGAAGTCAAGTACCAGACAATTAGACTTGTCAGGAGCAATCCGCATACCCCTGCCAATAGTTTGAACATGTAGAACCGGGGATTTTGTTGGCCTGAGTAATCCAATGAGATCAATATCAGGAACATCAAAACCTGTAGTGAGAATGTTAACATTAACAATACATCTGTAATTACCATCTTTGAACCTCCTTATAATCTGATCTCTGTCCTGGTCCATTTTAGAGTGTATGACCATAGTAGATATACCACACCTGATTAGCCCTTCGGCTATGTGTTCCGCGTGGTCGATGTCTATTGCAAATATGAGCCACTTCTTCCTATCTGATCCTCTTGCTATTATTTCTCTTATACATTCATTCGTTATCTCGTCTCTGTCATTCTCCGCAGATAGCTGTCTCTCATTATAGTCACCGCCGACTGTGCCTACTCCTTCGACTGACAGTTTCGTTCTAGTCCCTTTGGTAATAAGGTCACATAGGTATCCATTATCGACTAATTTATTGAATTCCTCCTTGGAAGTACAGTCATATGCTAGGCAATCAAACAGCTGGTCCTTTCCATATATGTAACCTGACCCAAGGCGGAACGGAGTAGCTGTCAGACCTATCTTTGTATGATCTCCTATTGCTTCAAAGAACTTATGGTACATGCTCTCGCTTCTTTTACTTATTAGGTGAGCCTCATCTATTATCACTACATTGAAGTGCTTGAACTTATTTGGCTTTCTATATGCACTCTGTATCCCTGCTACCGTAATCTTCCCAATCTGCTTGCGATCTAATCCAGCAGAGTAGACGCTTACGTGCTGAGACAATGCTTTTTCAATGCTAACTTGATTCTGATGTAGGATCTCCTTTACATGAGATAGTATTAGGAAGTTTTCATTGCCAGCAGCTTGCAGTTGCTGAATGATAGCTGCTATTGTGTATGTCTTTCCTGCTCCAGTTGGTAGCGCGACCAGCGGATCTTTCCCTTCAAGCACTCTAGCTACTGCTAGATTGGCGGCTTTCTGCTGGTAAGGTCTTAGCTTTATTTGCATGGACAAGTCCTCTGCTTAATAGTTTAGGATCACAAAAATATTCTTTAATTGGATGGTTCTGCAAATCTATAACAGTATTTAGTCTTTTCTTTTCATTCCTCCTTTTATCATATCTACACATCTGACAGTTTTTTGAAAACTTAACATTGCCAAACCAGTCATATGCAAAGTCTATTGTCATCCGATCCTTTTTGCATCTTGGGCAATTAGGAAAAGTATTGATCATCAAGTGCATATCTTTTACATCCGTCCTCTTGTTGCTGGTTATCTAAATCAGAGTGCGACAGTGAGCAATGCCACTTGCCTCCATTCATTATATCTACGTGCTTGCATGTACGACAGTTCCGCTGGATGGTGGCTCCGAAACATACATTCTTTGCATCACAGAATCTGCATTTGAAATAATCCTCCGTTGCCTTATCAATACGCGGCAGAAGTTTATCTGTTGTAATTATGTCTAGTCGGATACGCTCCAGCTGTCTGGCTCGCTCCTCATCATAATCTACTTTGATTATTGCTACTGTAGAATCATTTTTATTTATGGCTACATATACGCCTCTCTTTGGTATTTCTTTATGGCTCATGTAAGCCTGCATTTGATCATAGTGTTTGGGGAATGCTTTTTTGACTCCATGCTTTAAGAGTGCGTTGAAATTCTTTTGATTGTGAGTCTTGATCTCAAGTAAATTCTTTGTGCATTCTCCAGGTAGTTCAATGATTCCGTCTATATGACCAAGCCAGTGACCGCCAAGTGATTCGATAAAGATCTGGCGGCCGGTTATTTTACAGCCCAGAGCTTCTAGTTCATTGATGATGTCATCTTCACCATAGTGCCCTACGCGGAACAGTCTGCTGATTCTATTAAGGAGTCTCCGCTTGTATGCCCACCTCCATGCGTATTGCATTGACCGTAGGCATTCCTCACCATTGGCGGAAAGCCCTAGATAATGTCTAGGATAGAACTCCTCACCATCACCATTATTAATTATGCTATCAATTCCTTTATTTGGTATCATTACCATCTTATGATTCCTTAGAGAAAAAAGAGGGGCCACAGTGGGCCCCTAAACGATGGAGGATTAATTATGCTTCATAGGCATCTTCTGGTAGGTACTTCTTGACCTTTGACTTTGCAGGGTATCCGTTCTGTGCTTCCTCAGTCACTACAATTAAGGTGATTCCAATGCCGTGGAGCTCAGCAGTGTCCTCGATTTCTTCAAAGCCACAAGCCTTGACTAGTTGTGCCAGAGTGCGGTTACCAATGTCCTCTGCTACCTTATTGGTATGAACAATGTTCATGATATCAAAGAGTGTGAAGCCTTTGTGTTGACCATCAATAATTTGAATTGTGAAGGCAAGATACTTTCCAGTACCTTTTGAATTGTCCTTCAGTTCACTTTTGATTACATGGCCGAGGTACATGCCCTCAGGGATAGTGGTATCGCTGGAAGGTGCATCGCTGGTTTTGAAAGTGTTAGGAAGCATTGCCATTTTACTTTACTCCAATTTTTGCGAAGATTTTACTAAGGTCAGGTGTTTCCATTTTGTCCAGTTTCCCGGATCTATCTTTACATACTCTATTTCTATCTGATTCTGTTTGCAACCACCTCGCTTTTTGTTTATCTTGCACCATACAAAACAGCTCATCAACCATATAAGGTAACTGATTGGGGAGCATCTGACCAGGGAGGATAGGACGATGTTGCATAATGTCCAGATCATCTACCCTAGATTCCATCTTTGTGACAAACACTACATGCTTGCCCTTCAGATCCCTGAAGTTGCGGATCATATGAAGCATTGCCTCCGCCATTTTTAAATAAGCCTGGCGAGGATCTTTTTCACCTTCCTTTAGTCTCTTGAGTACCAGCTCTGCTATCTCTGAAAGAGAGTCTAAGCATATGGTTTCATACTCACTAGACTTCAGCATTCTATATGCTGCGTCAAGATCCTCCAGTGAAGACACTTCAATATAAGGAACATCTAATGAAGACAGGGACAAAAGCCCTGCCTCACTAGATACAATGATTGGCTTAGGTGCAGTAGCGCACAGCACCGTTTTGCCTATCCCAGCTGGCCCGTATACGACGACTTTAATAGCGTCTGCAACGTAATCGGCTGTTGTTTGTATCTTGATTGCCATACTTTAAGTTTCCTATTTCAATATGCTATTATAACCTATTGCCTCGCTGAAAGCAAGCAAGCGACGGCAATAATAAGAGTCACGAACAGTAAGTCTATTCCATTGATCATTCTTCGATGCTCCAGAGTGCGTCCCAGTTTTGTGGCACAAGTCCACTCATCAGGAATTCCCTTTCATCTGCACTCAGGTTATCGAATGCGTTTTGGATAAGCTCTCCATTGTTCCATCTGATGAGCCTTGCTCTGAATTCCTTCTGTTCCATGCCTAGAACTAAGCGGTTCATCTTGCCATCCAGTGGAGACTTCATGTTAACTTTTACCATTTTTGCGGTCCTCTTTCATTTTCAATAGTTTGGCGAGTATTTCTCTTTCTTTCCTTGCATCAAAGTTATACGGTCCGCTCAGTGTGACGAGAGCCGCCAGGCGGACCTCTGTCCTCATTATTGATAGCTCTAGCATATCAGTCACCATGTTTCCTCCTTTAATAGTGCTTTCATTACTCTGTCTCCTCAGGAGTAAATACGAAATAACTATCGTCCAACCAGCAGTGCAGGCAGTTCGTATGCTCTTTTAGTACCTGCATGACGGCTCGGCGCATAGCATTTACTTCATCCTCACCTGGTGGCAGTTTGTAGCTTCTCAGCGCCCTGTCGTTTAAGCGGATAACGTACTCCGTCTCCCCGCCAACATTTCTTTCCCATATTGTAAAACGCATTTCCATAGTGTTTCCCCTGTTTAGCTGCGGTTATTGGTTACTTCGCCTCCATTGAAAGCGCCGTCCCTGGCGCACTCCTTAATTAGCCAACGAGCGAAGCAGGGCACGATACCTGCGCAGAAGATGTTCGGGCTGGTACAGCTCATGCCCGGCGGCTTTTGTTTCAGCGGTGTATTGAGCAATCAACTCAGCGATGCGCTCGTTGGTGGCGTCTGGCTGGACGTCTTGTGCCATCGCATACTCCAGAAAATCCACAGTGCCCTGCCAGGATAATGGCTGGTAGATCTCGCTCACGTAGCGTGCCGTCTTAAGCCTTTCGATGATGTCTTCGTCCTTCATCACTTTGCCTCTTTAGGAATAGTTAATAGTGTGGGTTGGGGCGTCCTTGCCCAGAATTAATTAGTCCATATCCAAAAGCAGGAACTTAGCCTCAAACTCCTTCATTTTTTGAGTCCTGCGTATCAATTCATCTTTCGCTTGCTGGATCTCATTTGCTACGAACTCTATTCCAGCCTCTGCAATCCATTCTTTGGAGGGCTTATCTACCTCCAGCTCAACTATCATCCTTCTTTTCATAGTCCCGTCTGCTCCCAGATATTGCCAGTCCTCCATGGGAGCAATACGATAGGTCCAGCCATTGGTTGCCCATTCAGATATCTCTGCGTAGATTACAACAGTTTCTTTAGCCATTTCACACTTTCCTTTCGTTTACGATGCTACATTGCATCCTATAGTGCCCTCGTTCAGAAGGCACTAATAGATGCATTACATTCCTATTTCCGCCTCGTATATTTTTCCTTCTATATGCCTTCTGATAGTGTACTCTCCTATTTCATATTCTAAATCTATTTGTGAATGCGAGCATCCATGCACGAATGCAACTTCAATATTTATATCTAATCTGTCACGATCTTCTTCTTCGATAGAATAGAAAACAATAATAAGTATTCCTGCTACATTTATTTCTCTGGATACAGTGCTAGCACTGATTCCTTGAATTGTTACATAGAAATAAGGATTTGTAATAATACCTACTTTAGTTTGCCCATTGTAAGTATATTCATACTCTCCATATACTCCATCCATTGCCTGAACAGGCAAGTCTATTTTGCGATACATTCCATCTATAATCCCCTTTGCCTCAATATTTGTACTGGTATTTGCATATTCTATTGCTTGCCTAATGGTCATTTGCATATCTTTTCTCCAATTAGTTATGCGCCGTCCATGGCGCGGATAGTTTACCGTCCGGTTATAGTATCGAAAGCGTCTTTTGCAACTTCTGCCACATCTATAGCTGCATCCATGCTTTCTCGTGCGAGTATATCGTATATCTCCATTTGTATAACTTCCTCCAATTCGGTTCCGTCGATCTCTAAATCATCAGTTCGGAATTCCTTGCCATTAAAGAACACGGCAGTCAATTCGATCCTATCATTAAAATAGGTATCGAAATGGACCTCGAAGATATTGCCGGATATTTCTACTTTACGACGCATATTTTTAACTCCAGTTGGTAGGGGCTTCTCGGGTTGTGGCTGTCCGTGGCCTGGGTTAGGCTGTGCGGATGGCTTTCACAGTGTCTTCCAGCGCGTAGTAGCTGGCCATAGCGCGGAGATAGCGCTGTTGGGCTTTGTCGCGGGTTTCCTGGCTGACGCCTGCCACCAGCAGGCTCTGTAGCAGGTGCTCGCGCGCGTCGTCATACTCGTAACGCACTGATCGGTAGATGTCCTTTAGGTTCTCTGGTACGTCCATAAGCATTTACTCCAGTTGGTAGGGGGCTTCCTTGCCCCCGATTAGTTTACTTGCTCTCGTTTTCTTCTTTACGGATCCGTTCGATTTCGCGAACGGTTTGCTCCCAAGTCTCCCCTCCAGATACGATCTTCCTGCTCCAAAGATCGCAAGCCCAGATATAATAACCTTTCTTATCCTTTGCTTTAGTAATTGCAAGTACCATCTTTTTTCTCCTTCCAAATCGGATTTTTTAACTTGGGCAAAACGCCCGCCCCTCCGGGAAGCCCGAAAGGGAATCTAATAGTACCCTAGATCGAATATGGAATAAAGCACTATCGTCTCCATATAAGCTAATATTTACCTGGTATTAAGAGTTACTAATATGTTATATTTCTTATCTAGATCCATTAATAAAATGCTTAATTGGAGTTGCTTTTAGGGATTAGATAAGGTACTATATAGTAGAGAGAGGGAATAAACCCTCTTTTGTTCATTATAAGGAAGCCAGATGACAGCATTTACTGTTACTCACTTCGAGAATATTATGGATCCCGCTGGAGGGCAACCAATTGATTATAGCGATCTGGAGGAATTTTATGGAGCGTTAAGCAAATGCAAGCTGGCTCCTACCGAGCTAGATAAAAAACGTTCCGCTGGGTGGGTGCGTGGCCCTCTCAAGGATAATTACCGCAAAAAGGAAAATATAACAGAAACTAGATTGCTTATTATTGATGTAGATAAGTCTCCGGCCAAACCATATTGCATCAACTCTCCATTAGAAACCCATGAAGTATTAAAAGATTTCGGAATAAATCATATAATATATACCACATGGAGTAATAGAGGGAACGGAAAGTATCGTTACAGGGTAGTTATTCCTGCATCAAGGGTGCTATCTGATGATGAAGTAGAGTTGAACAGTAGGAAGATAGTAGATATTCTCAATGGCGGAGGCTTATCAATAGAATATGCAGCTGAGAATAAAGCAATGTCTCAGATGTGGTTCTATTCATCATCTCCGAATCCAAAGGAATGGTTCGAGTCTTATCTTTATGTAGATGGAACTGAATACAGACCGACTACTGTTGGCAAGTATTCTTCTTCTATAGTGGCAACTCCAGAGGATGGATACACTAAAAATATAGATATACTTGAGATAAAACCGGATGTATGTGCGGTATCTAATGCGAGCCTCATAAGCAATATCCGTAATCATCACGAGATTCACTTCAGTATGCTGAATCTTAGCTATCAGATGATTAAGGACGGTAATAGCGAGTACTGGATCAATACTTTCCTTGATAGTCTCTTAGGTCCGAACACAGGTGACAAGAGAATAGAGGACAGAAGGCTAGAGATCCCTCGTTTGATCAGCGGTGCTAGAGAGCGCCTGGTAAAAGAGTCTGTTGTAAAGAAGGTAGATTGGTCAGTTGACAGGGGTTCCTACGTTGAACCACCAGTTCCGCCTGGGATGCTAGGTCAGATGGTAAGGATGGCTCATGATCAGCAGAGCTATCAGAATATGACTGTAGCAGTAGTCGCCGCGATTGGTGCCGTATCTGGTATAGCAGGCTATAAGTTCCAGTGTCCTGCGATTCCAAGCTTTGGTTGCAATAACTATTATCTCGTAAGTATGAAAACAGGCGGTGGCAAGGACTTTATCAGTAAATTTATAATAAATCTTTACAGGAGAGCAGCTCAGGATGCGAGCTATCAGCAATTTGTAGGCGCTAAAAAGTTCACTGGTGGCAAGTCTATCAGGAAACTGCTAGAGTCCAAGCCTTGCTGCGTATCAGTCATGACAGAGTTTGGTCAGATATTGCACGGCACCAGCGGAGATCCTGTCAGTACAAGACAGACTCTGTTGGAACAATATTCTAGGAGTGGTCCAAATGATGTATTAGGTGCTGAAGGGTACAGTAAAGAAGAAGATTCACTGAAAGAGTTAAATCACCCTTCTATGACTCTGATAGGAGAGAGTGAACCGTCATCTTTTATTGCTGCTCTGAATGGAACCAATAGTATAAATGACGGATTTGTGCCTAGGTGCCTGGTGCTTAGAGCTGATCAGGATACTCGGCCATATCTTAATAGGGAGACAAGTACAAAATTTGATAGTGATATAATAGAACATATCGCACATATGATGAAAGAATGCAAAGATGATACCATCCCTTATTTTATGAAATGGGAGAACATACAGTTGGAGAGGGATGTATATGATCATGCAGATATGTGGACTGATATCTATAATAAGTTTGATGGTAATGATCAGCTTAAGTGTGTATTGTCCACTCGTATGCACATTCATACCATTAAGGTTGCCACTGTCTGCGCTATCATGAATCGTAGAGCATTGATTGTAAAGCGAGAGGATTGGGAATGGGCGGTTAAGTTCACTCAGTATTGTTTTGACAATGCGAACAGCTTTATGGAGGGAGGGAATGATCCGCTGATGGGAGGTGACGGATCGATAGATGATGCTATTAAGGTAGCCGCCAGTAAGATTAGTAAACTATTTTGCGGGGATCTTTCTGGTGGCCAGTACTATTTGGATGCGCACTGTAAGCAGCAAATGAACACAATTCCTGCGAATGTTATGTTTAAGTTGCTAGGAAAGGTTCCAGCTATAAAGAAGGTTGGGAGCAAGGCTCGTCCTGGATATAATCTTGTATTGGATTATTGCATTAAGGAGGGTCTGATGTTAAAGGAGAAGTATAAAGGGAAGGAATATTACATTATAAATGGTAAGATGAAGGAGTATATGGAGTGAATGTTAGTAGCAATAGTCATGTAGAGTTATATCTGCCATATCCTCCGAGTGTGAACGATTACTATGGTCGGAATGGGCACAATGTTTATTTGAAACAGAAAGGAAGGGATTATATTGAGAGAGTAAGATTGGAGGTCAGTCAGCAACTCTCTGGAGGATTATCGGATCCTATCAGTGTCAATATGTCCATTATTTTAGAGGTGACATTTCCTGTTATGAAGAGGAAGAGGGACTTGGATAATTTACTGAAAGCAACTCTTGATAGTTTAGTGAAGACAGGTGTTATATTGGATGATAGTCTTATTAAGGTGCTGATAATTAGGGAGAGCAAGAAGAGACAGAGAGAATTATCAGTTCCTATAGGTGGTGAAAAGGATGGAGGATTGAAAATAACTATTAATCCGATGGTGATGAAGCATTAATAAGAGGCCACATACGTATCTATAAATAGTGGTTAAAGTTCCGCTGGCGGTGGCTATTATAGCGCCGCCTTTTGGTAAAAAAGTTCTCTTTTCTCTAAAAGGGTTCCCTCGAAAATAGAGGTAAGTGCTTGATTAGTAAGGAATTCCTCTATTCTTGTTTTTTCGTCGAGGGTGTGAGCGTGCGAGGGAGAGAATGCGGAACGGCCTAGCATAGATCGCAAGCGAATGCAATAGAAAACCAAAAAATAAATCTGCGAGAAAACAAGGGAATAAGAAAATAAAAAATACCCCCCTATATATATATATAGATCAAGCACTTAGACTTATTCCCCTGTTTTAGCTTTTTCCCCCGATTCCGATCCCCCCCTATTTACTTTTGCTAAAAAGTATGCTCCACACCTTTTCGCGGTCCTACCGCTTCTTTTTATCCTTTAATCTATCTGTCAGCCGAGCCAGCGGATTTGATTCACCCTCTAGGGGCTTAGTCCCGCCGGGATGGGATAGGCTACGGCCAACCACAGTGCGAGATTGGTTCCATGGGAGTGTGCTGAACCAACAGGACCCTGTGGCCACCACAGTGGTATGGAAACAGAGTGCGAAACCAAACCAGAGTGTTGATTCCAACCACAGTGTGCAATTTGGTACCAGTGATGGAAACCAAACCACAGTGCGCAACCAAACCAGCAGTGCCCCTGAAAACAGAGTGAGCAACCAAACCACAGTGCTGTGATTCCAGATGGGTGGTGATATTCCAGACAGGCGGCTGGCACCACCCCAGCGGACCTGCACCACCTGGTTCCGTGGGGAACATACCAGCTGTGAATTCCGGACGAAAAAAAGGCCGCTTTCGCGGCCTTTCCGTTTTACTCGACTATCGTATGCCTCGATAGTAGCATTGCGAATTCGATAGCAAGATCTTCTAGATACTTGCAACCGTTGCAAGTTCCGCAACCGCAATCGTTGCGGAACGAACCCGCGAATAGCAATTGCTCGAATATCTCGTTTTCGACTTCGTCTAGCTCGATTACTTTAGGCATTTTCCTTTCCTTTTTCCGGGTTTCGTTTAAGTAAAAAAAGGCGCTTCCTTGCGCCGGATACGGTTATATCGCTTCTAGTAACGCTTTAGCGAAAGAACCGTACGTCTTCTTATAGTAGTCTTCGTGCCGAATCGTATTACTTGCCTTAGGATCCTTTCGACCGTTCGGGTAATACCGATTAACGGTTTCCTCGAAAGTATCGTTTAGGATAGCGTCGTTAACGGTTTGCTCGTTTTCGACGATAGCCGAGATTAAGGCACGTTCGAACTCGGTTCGGAAAGTCTCTCTTCTAGCGGACGTAAGGCCCGCTTCTAGCAAAGCGGATTCTATCTCCGTTTCCGAAAATCCCTTTTTCTTTAAAAGGGACTTAACTTGCCCGACCGTAAGACCGAGATCGATTGCCGAAGATACTACTTCGATTGCGTTTTGCATTTTAATTAACTCCGATTAGGTTAACTAACCGGCCCGGTATTAGGCCGGTCCTATCGGTTCGGGCCTTTCCGTTTCGCCCCGAACCGATAAAAGAATTATAGTCCGAATCCGTTTCCGATAGCAAGAACTTTCTTCTTTTATTTTCTATCCAGTATTAACATATCGTAATATTAACATATCGTAATCATTAACATATGGTAATTATTAACATATCGTAATATTAACATATCGTAATATTAGCCACTCCTAATGTACCAGGGGGGTATTGCAATTCCAGGTCAGCCGGACGTCAACCTGACACAATTCTCCTAAAAAAATTTTTCAAAAATTTTTCAAAATTTTTTCAAATTCTTTTCAAAATTCTTTTCAAAATTCTTTTCAAAATCTATCCCCCACAATCCTTTTCCAATAAACTTTCCTCATTTCTTTTCCTTTCCTTTCATTCTAGCCCTCCCTACCTCTACCCCTACCTTACCCCTTGCCTACTGCTGCAACGTGCCTAGAATCGGCTCCTGCGTGGTCCTATAGTGCCTTGCGCTACCTTGCGCGGTCCTTTGCGGCCTTTGCTCCCTTCCTTATAGGGACGCACCACCAGCGGAACGCCCCACCCTATTGCGGGGATAGACTCGCGCCGTCCATTGTGCTATAATAGCCTTGATTTTAGGAGAGTTGTCATGAGCAATAGATTAGCACTTACTTACAACAGATACGCCAATCTGCATAACTGTGAGAACTTTGATGAGGATATGCTAATCAGAATCGAAGATCTTGCGGCTGGACTATCGGAAACAGAAGCATTGTCATTCTGGGGACTCAAGGATGAAGACCTGAACAATGCAGAAAGGCGATACTTCAAACTTGCATATCAGAGAGGATTGGCCAAGGCAAAACAGGCTGCCACTGAAAAGCTGTTCTCGGCTATGAGCGACAGGAATGGTGGCGCATTGGCACTTCGTTATCTCCAGCTCTTTGGAGAAAAGTTCCCGGCTGATGATGACGGACGACTGGCATCTGGAAATGGCTTCTCGCTCAAGATCGTAAAAGAATGATTGTGAGTCGAGTTAACACTACTGAGCGACTCTACGTGGCATCTCCTACGATGAGGAAATTCCACGCAGATTCTTCTTTTGTCAGAGCCCTGATGGGACCAATCGGATCTGGCAAATCAGTGGCTTGTTGCATAGAAATGAACATAAGAAGCCAAGAACAATCACCAGATTCAATGGGCATAAGAAGATCCAGATGGGCGGTAGTCAGGAACACATATAGAGAATTGATAGACACCACAATGGAGACTTTCTTTGCATGGTTTCCAAAAGAAATCGGAATGTACAGAGCAGGAGATATGAAGTTCACACTTGCATATCATTTAGCTGATGGCACATCTGTGCATTCTGAATTCTTATTCAGAGCTCTGGACAAACCAGATGATATCAAAAAACTGCTCTCTCTTGAACTTACAGGAGGGTGGATCAATGAAGCTCGTGAAATACCTAAGCAAGTCCTTGATATGCTCATGGGCAGGGTTGGCAGATATCCAGCAGAAGGGTCCATATGGTCAGGTATAATAATGGACACCAACCCGCCAGATTCAGACCATTGGTGGTATAGGCTCTTTGAAGAAAGTCACTTGGAGCGTTATAAGTTATTTAAGCAACCAAGTGGGCTGTCTAAAGAGGCAGAGAACCTAGAGAACTTGCTACAGCCACCCGCAGCGGAACGCTCTTTACTTTCCATCGAGGAGCGCCGCGAGATTGGCCGCGAATACTATCATAGAATGGAAGAAGGAAAAGACCAGGAATGGATTAATGTCTATATACATGGACAGTACGGTTTTGTAAGTGATGGCAAGCCAGTCTATCCTGAATATAAGGATGATACTCATCATACTGATAAGAAGTTCACTCCTGATCCTACAAAACCAATCTATATTGGCATAGATTTTGGTCTTACACCAGCGGCCATATTTGGTCAGAAAAGCGCTGCTCATAGATGGTATATATTCGATGAGCTTGTTTGTGAGGATATGGGAGCAAAGAACTTCTCTGAATTGCTCAATCAGATGATCAGTAACAAATATAAGGACTATGAATTTGATATATATGGAGATCCATCTGGAGACTTCAGAGCGCAAACAGATGAGATCACTCCTTTTCAGATTCTACAAGCATCTGGCATAATGGCCACCCCAACTTATACAAATGATTTTATTATCAGAAGGGAAGCGGTTGCAGCACCACTTATGCGCCTTGATTTCGCAGGCAATAGTGGCTTTGTGATTACGGATGGCGCACCAATCACAAGGAAAGGTCTTGCAGGTGGATATAAATATAAAAGAATGGCAGTAAGTGGTACAGATAGGTTCCAAGATAAGCCTGATAAGAACAGATATTCGCATCCATGTGAAGCTTTGCAATATCTTATGGTCGGAGCTGGTGAAGGTAATGCTGTTATCAAGATCAAAGGATATGATCGTGATATAGATTACTCCAATTACGATAGATTGGTGGTCTGATATGCCTGCTGTTTCTAAGTTAGATGAAGTTCTGCGAATTCTTCTGAATAGCAAAAAGCCGCCAAAGATCGATGATCTTGAAGGGTATTTGCTCAGTAGAGGCGTGAAGCCAGACGAGATTAAACACTCTGGCTTCTCTAGCATTATTGAAGCATTGCAATTTTCTGGAGTAACTGGTCCAGTTTCAAATAAGGATCTTGAGGACTTCATTAAATTAAGGACAGATCGTATTAAAGTAACACCTTCCGACAAATGGAAAATTGTTGCTCCAAATAAAGATGAAGCTGGCAGAGCATTTTCAGAAGATGATTATTTTGGAAATGTATATAGGAGCGAAAAGGGTGATTTTGCCTTTAACAACTGGGAACTAGCAAGAGAACCACATTCCTATAAATACAATGCGCCAGCATCTGTCCACTTTCCTGAGGAAGATTATATTGCTCATGCAAGAGGTTATGACACTCCTGAATCAAGGACGATTTTCGAGCTTCAATCAGATGTTCATAATACTGGCAGCAGGGGTAGATATGGTGATCCATATTCTAATTTTGATTACAAGGATTTTGATACAGTTCATGAGTATAGAGAAAAACATGGCTCGTATCCAGATCGCGGAGAACTTTATGCAGCAGCAGCAGGACTAAACTCTGATCCTGAAATTGTTGCGCTAGCAAATATATTTGAAAGATATGGAAGAAGATATTCAGCAACGAATAATGGCGTCATGTCTGATCAAGATATAGTGAAGTTTTTTGATAGTGTTGCAGATGGAGATAAGCTATATACTGATCCTGTCAAGGGAGTTCCAGACGTTCCATTTAAGAAAGATAAGTGGGTTACAAGAACTCTTGAAAGAGAACTAGATACGGCAGTTAAGGCTGGTAAGCCATTAGAGGTATTGATGGATACTAGGGGCAAAACTCTCAGTAGTGCATCAAGAGGGCAATCATATCATGATAAGTATTATGCTCCTGGAAGAAAAATTGATCAATCTCTTAAAGCTCTGGCAGCTAAGCATGGCTTGAATATTGAAGATGTAAACACTGGAGGTATGGTTCCTGCTCCTAGAGATGAGGTTTTTGATAGATACATGGATTATACAAAGGATATGGAGGATCCTTTAGATAGACTGGCATTTCTGCAACATTTGACAACGTCTTTTGATTCACCGTTTAGCAACGAATTGTATAATGCTAAAAATCATCCATATACTCTTGCATCTTATTACGCACAGAAGCATAGAGACAGAATCCCTGAGATTATTGAGAGGGGGGCGGCAATTGATGCAATGTATCCTGATAAGACTCCTGAAGAAATACTGGAGTTGATGGAGTCTGGTGCGGATAACCTTCCACCATATGCTTTTCACTATAAGACATATTATGGATTAAATAACTTTGATAAATTTTTAGAAAAACATAAGAATAAACCAAAAGAGACATTTGATCCTGGTGCTAGGTATGTGAGGGTTACTGATCCAAAGAATAGGGCAGGAAAAGGACTGGATTATTACGAATATGGCAAATTGGATCCTGCTACAGCAGCAGCATTATCTGCCACCAGCGGAGCCTCTTATGGACTCCAGCAGTTTTTGGCCAAGAAGCAACGTGAGCAAAAGACCGCTGAAGAATCTATGGGACTTGCTGCTGGTGATATGAGTAATTATGGAACTGCAAGTCAGGCTGGCAGCGGTCAGAATTTTGCAAATGCTGCTCAGAACATCGGTGTTGATTGGTTGGAGCAATATTATAAAGGAAAGAATAATATCGCTAGCATGTTTTATGCTGATGATCCAAATAAATATACATCAGAAATGGATTATGTCAAGCGATTAAGAGAAAAGTATGGTAATACTGAGGGCAATCCTGTTTACGATGTTGGCTCATTCCTTGTTGGACCTTGATTATGAAAGATGAAAGAGAAATTCTTGATATTATTGCCAATGAACTATCTCAATCAGATGGAGGTAGTGAAAACGGTTTTATATTGAGCAATATGAAGGACGCTCTTTCATATTATATGGGCGCACCTAATGGTCGTGAAGTGGAAGGTCGATCATCTGTAGTATCTACTGATGTTGCAGATGCTATAGAATGGATCATGCCACAAATCATGGATCAGTTCACAAAGAATAATGAGATCGTTACTTTTGATCCATTAGGTCCAGAAGATGAAAATCAAGCTGCTCTTGAAACAAACATAACGTATGATATTTTGATGAAGGAGAATCCTGGCTTTATAATTCTTCATCATCTTGTAAAAGATGCACTTATGCAAAAGAATGGCTTGACTAAAACATATTATGAACAAATGGATCAAACAACGACTCAGCGATACACTGGCCTTACACAGTTTGGTTTGCAGGCCATTGCTTCAGATGAAAAGAATGAGATTATAGAAAGAACTGAATATGTAGAGGGTGGAGTTCAGTTTTTTGATGTTAAGGTAAAAAGAACTGAAGTTGTTAAAAAGATTCGAGTGGAGTCTGTGCCTCCTGAAGAATTTAGAATCAATAAGCAACATAATTCAGTAGATCCTACAAAGGCTCGATTCTGTTCACATGTTGTCTTAAAAACTGCATCAGATCTTATCAAATCAGGAATACCTAAAGAAGTAGTTGATGATATTCCTAGAGGCGAAATGGATGAAAATAGAAGCTATCGTTTCAGTTCTCAAGGTGAAGATTATCTTCCTTATGGTGATGTATCAGTAGATCCTTCTCAGGATCAAATAGAAGTTGCAGAATGTTATCTTCATATTGATTTAGATGGGGATGGCGTATCTGAATTTATGAAAATTGAAGTGGCAGGTGGAGATAATCCAACTCATATACTTCGTATGGAAGAAATGGATGAAGAAGATCATCCTTTTGGAGCTGCTGCCGCCATACTTATGTCACATAAGTTTTATGGTATGTCAATATATGATAGGCTCAAGCAACTTCAAGATCAGAAAACGACTTTGCTAAGGAACATACTTGATAACCTTTACTTGCAGAACAATCAACGGACGGCTGTTGTAGAGGGTCAAGTCAATTTAGATGATCTTTTGATTTCCCGCCCTGGTGGCATTGTGCGGCAAAGACAGCCAGGAATGATTGAGCCAATGATTACTCCTGCTGTTGGGCAAGATGCCTATAATATGCTTGAGTATCTTGATCAGGTACGTGCTGGCAGAGCTGGTGTAACTCCAGAAGGGCCAATGCAAGTTGAAAATATAGGTGATCGAGTTGGCTCAGAGGGCATTGAAAAGTTGATGTCTGCAAAAGAGGCAATTGTTGGCCTTATTATACGTGTTATTGCAGAAACTGGCGTTAAGCCTCTGATGTGCAAAATAAGAAGGCTGGCAAGCAAGCATATTGATGCAGTACAGAACTATAAGTTTAAAGGAGAATGGATTCAGTATAACCCACACGTATGGCCAATGCGCCCATCTACTACTGTTCGTGTTGGTACTGGATCAGGAAACAATAAAGAGCAGTTGATGGCATTGTCTCAGATTATTCAAGGGCAGATGATGCTGAAACAAGATCCTACTCAAACTCTTGTAGGAGACCAGCAAATATATAATTCTTGGAGAACATACTGCAATATATCTGGTCTACAGGGCGGCAATCATTACTTCCTTGATCCATCTTCTCCTCAAGGTCAGCAAGCAACTAGCCAGATATCCCAAATGCAACAAGAAATGAAACAGAAGCAAGATGAAATGGACGCTTCAATGATGAATATGCAGAATAAGCTTGCAGATGCTGAGGTTGGCAAGGCTCAGGCACAGATGCAAAATGTCTCCCTTAAAGGAGAAATAGAGCAATTAAAGTTGCAAATCGAACAGTCTAAGGCTATAATCGAAGATACGCAGCAAAGTAAGGATCTTCAGTTCAAATATGAAGAGCTCATAAGAACATTGGAGTTCAAATACAGAGAATTGGCTGCTAAGATGAATATTGAGCATGAGAAGGTAGAGAGTGCGGAGACTAAGAGAACTGGATCTTCAGGAGGAGATTAACACTGGCCTTGAAGCTAGCCTGTTAATGTCCAAACTGACATACTATTTTGATCAAGTTCGTGATGATCTTATATCATCTTTCTTGGGAGCTACGCCAGATCCTGAAGCATTGCTCCATATCAAGATGAAGATTGATGCTTTGGATTCTGTGCGAGAGAATATCGAACGAGTTATTTTTGCTGGCAATCTTGCCAAATTTGAACTGGAGGAATAAGAATGGCTGATAGTGTGGCTACCAATAACGGCACCATAGAAGATGCCATAGAGGCTCGCCTATATGGTGAGCAAGAAGCTGAAGAACCAACTGAAGCCATCGAGGATTCTGAAGATACCCAAGATGCTGATCAAGAGGTTGAAGCTGATGAAGCATTAGATGATTCCGAAGATGATGCAGATGATGCAGACATTGCTGATATCTTAGGGGTGCCATCAGATCAGGTCTATATGAATGATGATGGTGAAATCATTTTCAATGCAAAAGTTGACGGGCAAATTATTCCAGTATCAATCAAGGAGATGGTCAAAAGCTATCAACTTGATAAGCACGTCAACAATAAGTCAATGGAGCTTTCAGCTAAACAGAAAGAGTTTGAGGAGATGTCCAATAAGACGCTCCAAGAATATCAATCTAAGCTGGAAACTGCTTCGACAGTCGTTGAACTTCTCGAAAGGGAGCTTTACCAAGATATACAATCAGCAGATTTAGATCAGCTGAAAATGACTGACCCTCAACGCTATCTCATACTTAGGGATGATTTGGCATCAAGAGTTTCCAAGCTGAAAAGCGTTAGAGAAAAACTTGATGAATCCTCTCAATATGAAAAGCAAATGCTGCAAAATCAGCAGGCAGAGAATTTTCACAAGATTGTTAAATCTGAATATGAGAAGATGATTGCCAAGCATCCTTCTTGGGCAAATCCAGAAGTATTTGATAAAGAGCGACAGTCACTGTCTACTTTTTTGAAAGATTCTTATGGGTACAATGACCAAGAGATAAATGGGATTGTTGATCATAGGCTGATTGATATTATTGTGGATGCGAGAGCATATAGAGCTGGTCAGAAGGAAGTTTCTACTAAACTGGTGAAGCCTGTTCCTAAGTTTCAAAAGCCTGGTTCTGGTAAGAATCATCAACTTCAGAAAGCCCGAGCAATTAAGGCCAAACGTGAGGCTTTGCGCAAAAGCGGCTCTCAAGCTGATCTTACCAGTCTACTTCTTGATCGTATTTAGAGGATTTTATAATGGCACAAGCAGCTGGAGCTCATAGCTCATATAGCGAACCGATTGGAACTGGTGGTAACAGGGAGGACTTGTCTGATCTGTTGTGGGACATCAGCCCTACTGAAACTCCTGGTTTGACTGCATGTGGTCGTACCAAATCAACTGCAACAGCTCATGACTATCTGACTGATCGTCTTGAGGAAGCAGGTGACAATGCTCATGTTGAAGGCGATGACGCTTCTCCTGTTTCTGCTGCGCCTCGTATCCGCTTGAGCAATTATACTCAGATTTTCAAGAAACATGCTGTTGTCACTGGCACTCAAGAGCGAGTGCTGAAGGGCGGTGGCATCAAATCTGAGATGGCGTACCAGCTTGGCCGTCGAATGAAGGCAATGAAGCGCGATGCTGAGTTTGCGGTATTTGGCGCCAATACTGCTAAAGTTGCTGGCACTAATTCTACAGCTCGTAAAATGGGCTCTTTTAGTGCTTATCTTGGCGATGAAGATGGCGACATTGAATTGCCTGGCAACAGCTTTATTAGTGCAACTGACGGTACGCCACCTGGTGGTGATGGTGCTGATGCTCCTGGTGCTGGAGCTACCAAGGCGGAACTTACTGAAGACATGCTGAAAGCAGCACTCTCGCAATTGTGGAATCAAAGCGGTGGCAATGATAATATCATTGCTCTGTGTGGTTCTTATAATCGTGGGGTGATGTCTGAGTTCACTAGCGCCGCAACGCGGAACGTATCTACTGATGACCGTCGGTTGGTTGCGTCGATTGACGTATATGATGGTGATTTTCATACTGTCACGATTACGCCTGATCGCTTTTCGCTTCCTGGCAATGTATTTCTGATCGACCCTGAGTATCTCAAGGTAGCAGATTTGCGTGCTATTAACTCTTATGATCTGGCAAAAACGGGTGATAGTTACAGAAAAGAGGTTATTTGGGAATGGACTCTTGAGGTATGTAATCCTCGTGCCCACATCAACATCGCTGATCTGACGACTGGCTAATTCGTGTGCCCGCTTGGGAGGTAGTTGCTACCTGCCTCCCTTTTTTATCAAGAGACTACAGATGGCAGAGCATCATATCAAAAAGACCTATGATCCCATCACTGGCTTCACAGATGAGATGTGGTATGATGATATAGACAAAAAGATACATGTTAGAAGGACGCAGAAAGTTTCTGATGTGTATAAAGAAAATGAAAAGATAGCATTCAATAATGGGAAAGGCTTTAGTAATGTTGATGGTCTTTATCACAAAGCTAGAATACCTAACGCCATTATTGAAAAATGGTTAATTGAAGATGGTTTCAATTGGTTCCGCTCTACTGATGCTGAGCGCAGAAAGAAGTTAAATGAAAACCCTCACTTCCATGTTAGGAAAGGACGTTTATAATGCGTAAGACGCTACTCGCACTATCCCTCCTGGCCGCCGCACAGGCGCAGGCGACTATCCTCACCGACGGCAGTACCGATGTGCTGGCGGGCGTTGCTGGCGACGACTATGGCTACACCGGCTCCGTTCTGCTGGGCCGCGAGGTCGGCGTGACCGGCGTTTATGACATCACGTTCACAGCGATTTTTCAGGAGTCGGACTACCGCAACTACTTCGTCACCGTTGGCGGGG